CCATAAGGTTTACAAGGGGGGCATCACGCCTAACGGCGCCCAAACAGGGCGCCGTTTAGGTCCTGCGAGAGCAGGACCAGGGCTAGAGTAGGGGCATTGAGCCCCTACGATAGCCGGAGAGCACGCTTTCGTGCTCTCCCAAACCTAAGGCTAATAAGACCTAAGGGCATTGAGCCCTTAGTTCTTATGGCTCCAGCGTAAGCAAGAAGCCTTAGGTTTCCCCATAATCGAAGCATTGTGCTGAAGATTATCCTTTCGTAACGCAAAACGTTACGAAAGGCCTTTTGGGTGGGGACGTTGCGATTCATCTCATCTGGGTAATGGCGCTTTACGAGCCTAAGTTGGCTCGTAATTGCGGGGCGTGTCACGCACATCGTGACACTAATCCCTTTGTTTACAGCATTTGCCTTGTTCGCCTCTGGCGACAAGGGAGCGCGGCTCTTAAAATGCCTAAACAAACCATTAGATCGCGTGCAAGTTAAGGGATAACTTGCACGTGCTAGTGCTTGAAGGTCAAGCACTTGCACAAGGGCGAATTTTGATTGCGTTCCCAACGCAATAAAAATTGAGATGAATCACTGTCATTCTTTTTAACCAGATTTGCAAAACAAATCTTAAAAGAATCAAAAGCGTTACCTTTTAAATCCGTTTTTCTGAAGTGCGCGCCCAAGTGGGCACGTGGAAAAACAAAGGTAACACCAAAACCTTCCTCTCTGGATGCCGAAGTGTAACATACCTTTTATTTTATCAATCTTTTTTTTTCTAAGAAGAAAATAAAAGACGCGTTTAGCGCCGCAAGAGCGGTTGACAAAATAAGCAAGAGCGCCAAGGTATGTTGTGGTGGGCATGTGGTTGGGAGTTTTTCCCCCACGAAATCCTTTAGTAGGAGAAGTAACTATGACTCAAGACGAGTTTATAAAAATAAGTATGGAGACTGCAGCAGCACTTGGGTTGACAGTCGGAGATTTGGCTAATGCAGAAATTGTCCCTGCAACTGAACAGACTACGCAAGTAGTTGAAGCAGTTGCGACTGACACACCTGTCATTAGGGTGGGGTCTGTGACGCCTGTTAAGAAGACACAGTCGGAAGTGATTGGAGAAAACATTACCATTCTTCAATCATCTGGAGAACTGGCTTCTGACAACAAGCCGAACATGTTGATTGCAAATCCATATGTTTGGGTGGTGAAGTCATCAGATGGGAAGACTTACGATGAGAAAGGTGTTTATCACCTAGCGCATTGTAAGTGGTCAACTGGCACTTCAGTCCGAAATGTGCATAAAGACTCAAGGTCTTTAGCAGGATCGCTGAAATCAGCCCAAAAGGCTGGTAAAGCAGATCCGACTAAGAAAGCAACATTTAGGATTGGAGCCAAAGTTGGATAACCTTCAGTTGAATGAACAAATAGCCCCTGACGCAAATGCGTCAGGGGTTGGTCTTCCAGAAGACCAATCTACTACATCAAAGTTAAATAATAACTTTGTTGTAATAGACGTGAATGAACTTGATTCACTGAAAGATGAAGTGGATCAAGCCAGAGCAGATAGAGCATGCATGGTGCAGGCCGTATCTGATATGGAGTCTGAAGGTTTAGATGTCTCAATGTTTCGAAACGGAACATTGGGGCATCTCTTGGATTAATCGTGCGAGTTGATGTAAAGAAACATAAGCGATTAATCCTGCTTGCGTGGCTGGGCATTGCCCTGTCACGTAAGCGATTAAAGGAGTTAGGGATAAAACCCTAACTCCTTTTTTTATGATCGGCTCTTTGAGCCCTCATAAA